TTAACACTTGGCTGAATGGGGACTTTTTCAATAGTTTAGGAAGCGTGGAGCGGGCAACTGTCAAGCAGGTGAAGATTCCGTATCGGCATGGCGGAGGGGCTGGCGGCACCGACCAGAGCGGAGCAAACGGCCTGTCCTGCAAGGTGTTCTTGTTGAGTGGTTACGAGGTTGGCTTCATGACCAGCGACAGCAGCTATGTCCCTGTTGACGGTGCGAAACTGGACTACTTCGACGCAAGTAGCTCCAAGCGTATCGCGTACCTGAACGGCTTGAAAACCGTCTGGTGGCTTCGCTCCCCGCGCACCGACGGCACCAGACGTGCGTGGTGCGTCCAAGCCATTGGCATCCCCGGCGGCGGCGACACATCCGACTCGGCTGGTATCCGCCCCGCTTTGGTTCTTCCCAGCAACGCACTATTTGACGAAGCCACGATGATTTTAAAGGGCGTAAAGTAACGGGAAAAAGCCGGAGGATCAATCCTCCGGCAGGTCCCACAGGGCTTCCGATGCGTTCTGTGTAAAACAGGGGGTGAGGCGCAAACAATAATAAAAGTCGCCCAGTGGGCGGCGCAGAAAATTGACAAAGCGAGGCGGATCGTGTATGATGGGGTTCGCCAGTAAGAGCGGTACGGTTGTTTCCCCGTAAAGGGGGTGACCGCATGAGCACAGCAGAAACCATTGCGTTACTTATGCTTGTGATTGCGGCTATCAAATTAGGCGTTGACCTAAAGAAATAACCGCCACCTAAATCGGCAGCGGCTTTTCTACGGATTCTAAATCTGTTGGGGAACGACCTGCACCGACCAAAGTGAGCCGTCCTTACTGGCCCTATTATATACATGCCCACGCCGCTTTGTCAAGGATGACAAGGCGGCTTTTTTGATTGGGAAACCATATAAGCGCCTTAAAACTGCAACTTTTTAAGGAGTGTGTTATGACGGAGACGATAATCTGCGCCCTCATCACAGGGGGGCTGACGCTGATGGGCGTGCTCATCGCCAACGGCAAACAGCAGGCGATCACGGACACCAAACTGGACGAGCTGACCCGCGAGGTGCGGGAACACAACAGCTTCGCCCAGCGGGTGCCGGTGATCGAGGAACAGATCAAGGTAATCAATCACCGGATTCAGGATCTGGAGCATATCAGTGAACGCTGAAAGGAGAACGCTATGGAAAACATCAAGAAACGGCTGGGCAATCTGCTTGCGGTGAAGTCTCTGGTGACCATCACCCTGACGGTAATCTTCGCGGTGCTGGCGCTGCGTGGGGATATTACCGGGACGGAGTTTTTGACCATCTTCACCACGGTCATCGCATTCTACTTCGGCACCCAGCGGGTAGCCGAGGACAAGAACAGTTAAAACCGGTTGAAGAATCAACCGTAAATTTGAAAGGGGTACATATTATGGAAAAGATCTACGAGAATATCATCAACGAGGGCAAGAAGAACGGCAAGACCGTGGAGACTATCAACGCGGAGCTGAAGGAAGCCGGTGCCAACTTCCACCTGAATTCTGACGGCGGCGTTGCCAACTGGACCGAGGCGGAGATGGCCGAGGGCTTTAACCTTGCGGAGAAGGAGCCGGAGGACGTGAAGCACCTCCACGATTATATGCGGCGTGACCCCGCCAAAGCCAACACCGAGGAGGAGGTCTGGGTCCCCGAAGGCCATTACCGCATTACCTTTGACGAGGACGGCCACGCCACCAAGGCCGTGAGAATCAATGGTTGATACGTTTGACTGCGCCCGTGCGCAGATCTACCACAACACCGGCAAGCTGACCCCGGCCCAGATCAAGGCCAAAACCGGCTGCACCCACATCATCAACGGTTATCTGTTCAACGGGAAGTTCCAGCCGGTGGGCTGGACGGTGATCGACGGCAAGATCATCAGCCGGGACAAATACCAGGACTGGGGCGTGTCCATCGGCAGCGACGGCAAACCGCAGATGCTGACGGGCCGGGGAGTATCCTTTCTCTCCGGCGTCCCGATCCTCAAGGGCGGCTCCAAGCTGTACCGGGAGCTAACGCCGGACGTGGCCCGGTCTGCCGCCCGGACGGCGGTGGGCTGGCTGGCCAACGGCAAGGTGGTGCTGTGGTGCGACAAGGCCAGCCTGACCCGTGAGCAGCTCCAGAACAAGCTGCTGGGGCTTGGCGTGGTGGATGCCCTCATGCTGGACGGCGGCGGCTCCACCCAGGGCATTTTCCCCGGCGGGAAGGTGATCAGCAGCCGGAAGGTGCCCACGCTGCTGCTGTTTTGGGAGCGGTTGGCCAAGGTTGAAGATCAAGCCCTCGTATGGGGCGAGGCTCACGGCCTGCTGACGGACGCCAACGCCGGGGAGACCGTGACCCGCGCCGACATGGTCCGGGCGCTCTATAAGTTGGAGGGCAGCCATGGTTGAGATCCACGCTTACAGCAAAGCCGCCTCCGGGGGCAAGCAGCTCTCTGCCCATTTTAAAGTGCGGGAGTTTGCGTGTGGAGACGGGTCTGACGCTGTTTTGGTGGCTCCCCGGCTGGTGATGGTGCTGGAGACCATTCGCGCCCACTTCGGCGCTCCGGTGGTCATCCACAGTGGCTACCGCACGCCGCAGTACAATGCCAAGGTGGATGGAGTGGCGCACAGCCAGCACTGCTATGGCATGGCGGCGGATATTTCCGTCAGCGGCCAGAAGCCGGAGACGGTGGCTGCCTTCGCCCGGTCGATTATGCCCGGCTGGGGCGGCGTGGGCGTCTACGCCAAGAAGGGCTTTACCCACATCGACGTCCGGGAGAAACGCTCCGACTGGACGGGCTAAACATCTGAAAGGAGGGCCAGAAGATGGCAACATCCACGCGGAAACGCGCTCTGCAAGTCTGGGAAACCCATGGAGAAAACAAACCGAGAGATCCGGGCGCTGTTGTCATCCATGGCCCCGGCCCGGGCGGCGCAGGCCGTCCGGCTGGTAGGTCTGCCGCCTGATGAGGAAACAGCGGTGCTGGCGGTGGACGTCCACGGCCAGAGCTGCCTCCAAACGGCGGAGCGGCTGCATGTGAGCGTGGACACCGTAAAGCGGCTACGGCGCTCTGCTTACCGAAAATTGCAAGACGAAATCTATACTACACGTTGAGAGACGCGGTTCAATTTGAACCGCGTCTTTTTTGCGCACTTTTCTGCCCTTTTCCTGCCACTTTGAATGGAGGTTTTTGGATTACTATGAAAGCAGAGCAAGGGAGGGGTTCTCCGTGATTACAAATGGTAGAGAATACATTGACCGTCTGCGGGCGTGCGGAATGAGCGAATCCAGCGCCACAGATATTTGTTATAAATACGCAGCACAGGATGATGAAGAAGGGCTGGCTGAATTTGTGAGAGCAAACGAATTGCTCTACGATGACCGCCGGGAATATGTATAAGTATTTCAACCCCAATCCCTGCGGAAAAAATGTTGGAGACTGCACCGTGCGGGCGATCTCCAAGGCAACCGGGATGGAGTGGGGCGAGGTGTATTTACGGCTCTGCATCCAAGGGTATCTGGACGGCGATATGCCGTCGGCAAACGCTTGTTGGGGGCGGTATCTCCGCAGCATCGGATATCGGCGGTACATCGTGCCGGACACCTGCCCGGACTGTTACACGGTGGGCCAATTTGCGGAGGATCACCCCAAAGGCACCTATATTCTGGCGCTGTCCGGTCATGTGGTCTGTGTCTGCGACGGCATAATCTGGGACAGCTGGGACAGCAGCAACGAGAACATCTTGTATTACTGGGTCAAGGAGGATGACTAAAATGGCTTACACACCTTACGGATGGCAAAATCCCTATTACGCACCGCCTATACCGGATAACCTCATGCAGATGCGCCAACAGCAGATGCAGCCTATGACACCCCAGATGCCGCAGGTCCCGCAAAACCCGGTGGCGCAGAGCGGCGTCCAGTGGGTCAGTGGGGAGCAGGAGGCCCGAAACTGGATGATCGCGCCCAACGCCGCTGTGGCGTTGTGGGATAGCTCCGCGCCTACGGTGTACCTCAAAAAGGCAGATGCCAGCGGTAAACCGTCCCTCACGATTTATGACCTCGTAGAACGCACAGAAACGCCCCGTACAGCCACTCAGGAAAAGGGCGTGGAGTTTGTCACCAGAAAAGAATTTGACGCACTAGCGGCGCTTGTGGGCGAATTGAAGGGCAAGAAGAAGCGCAAGGTAGAGGAGGAAGAGGACGATGAGTAACAATCCGTTTTTCAATGCGTTAGGTGGCGGACAGATGCCGGGGTCGATGAGCGGCTTTCCTCAGCTTTTACAGCAGTTCAAGCAGTTCAAGGCAAGTTTTAAAGGCGACCCAAAAGCGGAAGTGGAGAAGATGCTGCAAAGCGGCAAAATCTCACAAGATCAGTTGAACAAGATACAGTCAATGGCAAACCAATTTCAGGGGCTTTTCAAGTAATCAAAATCGTGGCCACGGTTTGATATAAATATTTTTTCAAAAGGAGTGATACTATGTCTCTTTCCTCTGACGGCACCATGCTGACTATGCCTGTGGCTCCTGCCAACACCGGAAACGGTAACGGCTTCGGTTGGGGCGGCGATGGCGCATGGTGGATCGTGCTGTTCCTCATTTTCGCTGCGTTCGGTGGCTGGGGTAACGGCTTTGGTTTCGGTGGCGGCGGCAACGGCGTGATGGACGGTTATGTCCTGACCTCTGATTTTGCCAATGTCGAGCGCAAGATCGACAGTGTAAATCAGGGTCTTTGCGACGGATTTTACCAGCAGGCGCAGCTTATCAACGGCACCAACATGGCGATGGCAAACGGCTTTGGGCAGGCTGAGCTTTCCCGCAGTAACCAGCAGGCGGCTCTCATGCAGCAGTTGACTGCCATGCAGATGCAGGCCGCTGAGTGCTGCTGCAACACCCAGCGCAGCATCGAGGGCGTGCGCTATGATATGGCGGCGCAGGCTTGCGATACCCGGAACACGGTGCAGAACGCCACCCGGGACATTATCGACAATGCCAACAGCAACAGCCGCGCGATCCTCGATTTCCTGACCCAGAGCAAGCTGCAGGATCTCCAGAGCGAGAACCAGGGCTTGAAGCTGGCCGCATCTCAGGCGGCGCAGAACAGCTATCTGGTGTCCCAGCTCCGGCCTTCTCCCATTCCGGCCTACACGGTGCAGAACCCCTATTGCTGCAACCAGTTTGCCGGATGCGGCTGCTGACAACTGCATAGCGTAGCTTTTTGTTGGCAATGTTTTGTTGACGCCAACAAAATGTTCGGCCCCGTGCCGATACTGATGACAAAGCGGCGGGGCAGTAGCCCTGCCGCTGATTTTATGAAAGGAGATTTCTATGCCTGAATACACTGCCATTGCCGCACAGACCGTAGCGGCAAACCAGAACGTGCTTTTTACGGAAGCACCGATTCCCTGCACTAAGGGCCTTGTGACGCACCGCACTGGCTCCGGCCTGTTTAACCTCCGTGGTAACTGCTCCCAGTGCCGTGTCCGCTACAAGGTGGACTTTATTGGCAACATCGCCGTAAGCACCGGCGGGACCCCCGGCCCCATCTCCGTTGCCATTGCGGTTGACGGTGAGCCGCTCCCGTCCTCCGTTGCGACGGTGACGCCCACGGTTGCGGGGGCATTTTTTAACGTGGCTGCATCCGAGTACGTTGACGTTACAAAGGGTTGCTGTGCGTCGCTGTCCATCCGCAACGTTAGTGGCGAGGCCATTGACGTGAGCAACGCGAACCTTATCATTACCAGAGTTTGCTGAGAAAGGAGAACACAATGGGAATGAAATCTATGTATGAACTGCGGGATATGCTCTGCAAGGAGCTGGACGAGCTGATCCGCAAAGGCGAGCTGGGTGCCGGGGATCTGGACATTGCCCACAAGCTGACCGATACCATCAAAAACATCGACAAGATCGAGGCAATGGACGAGCGCGGCTATTCCGGGCGGTATCTGGATGATGACCTGCGCGGTTACAGCCGTGGCAGCTCCTATGCCCGGAGACATTATGCCCGTGGCCATTACAGCCGCACGGACGCTACCGAGCATCTGCGTAGCCAGATCAACGATATGATGCGTGAGACCGACGATGACCGCATCAAGGACGCCCTGCGCCGTGCAATGGACATGATGGAGGATTAAGGGGGTAGGCCCCAATGATTGACGATCGAGAAGTGGCGCTATGGATCAAGCGGTTAGAAACAGAGGAGTCCAGCTGGGCAAACTATGAAAAGCTGGCGGCGCTGTATACCATCCAAAACCAGAACCGAGAGCCAGTGAGGGAAAGCCGTATGATCGATGCGTATTCTGCGGCTCCCGCGCCTGACAGCGAATTCCTCCGGGCGGTATCTAACGTTGACCCAGCCCGTGCGTGGGAGGTCATGGACGAGCTGATGGACAGCTTGAAAGTGGTCAACGAGCGGGTTTACAATAGCGTCATGCGGAAATTGGAAAGCTAAATTTAACCCCTCGGCAAATGCCGAGGGGTTAGTTATATTTTAATGTTAGCGTTGCGACATGAAAATAAGACTAACTTGGCGTTACAAAAAACGCACCGTCATTGTCTGCGTCGATGCGCTGGATTGTGCGTACCCAAAATTCCTTTTTTGCCTGCCGGTCTAAATCAGGATATTCCTTCAACTCTCGCCGTAATGTTTCAAGGTCAAATTCTTTTATAGGCTCCGGGTTTATTGCCGCGAGCTGCTGTTTCAATTCCGTATAGTCTTTTTTGTATTCTTCGATTTCAATCAAATCCGACAGATACAGGTCTTTCAGTTTTTGCATTTTCCGCTTGATTTGCTCCGCCGTTTTGGGCTGCTTTTTTTCTGCGGTTTTTGATTTGGAGTAATACTTTTTTGCGATCCCCTCAAATTCCCGCAGAAGGTAATCCTCAAGCACATCTTCTCGGATTCTGAGGATGTGCGGGCAGTCGGCTGGATCAAGTGTGTGCGTTCTGCATCGGTAGTACTTGTACACCTGCTTTACAGTCTCCGGCTGCATATTTCTACCGCACTCCCGGCAACGGAGAATTCCGGTAAACAAATATATTCGATCCGCACTGGCGTTCCGCTGGCTTCGCCGTTCCAAGATTTTCCCAGCAAGGTCAAAGGTTTCTTGATCGACAAGTGCAGGCAATGCGTTTTCCACGCCGAACGCCTCACCTAAGTACAGGCGGCTTTTCAACGCATCCTTGTATTTGTTGTACGAGCGTTTGATCCCCCACTCCGTTGCCATATACCGCCTTAGCGCAAGGATGCTTTGCAGCCGTATAAAGGCTGGGAACATATCTCGCGCCGCATCTGCGGTTTCTTCATCAATGGCGTAGCGCCGGTTCTTCACGCAGATTCCGATAGGAGTTTTCCCGTTGGTGGGCTGGCCCTTTGCCCTCTTGCCCTCGTTGATGGCCTTAATGCGCTCCGATGTGCGGTCAGCTTCGTCCTGCGCTACCGACAACATAATATTGACCTTCAATCGCCCTGATGCAGTCCGCGTTTCGTAGTCCTCTCTGATGGCCTGCCAATCCACATGATTTTTGTCGAGAACCTCTTGCACGGCGTAGTACCCCGCCACATTCCGAAACCACCTATCCAGCTTGACAAAAAGGATGGTGTCGATTTTCCCGGCGCGGCAATCATCAAGCAGGCGCATCAAGGCCGGACGCTTTTTATACGGCTTTCTGGCGCTGATTCCGGCGTCCTCGTAAATGCCAACCACCTCCATGCCGTGTGCGGCGGCATATGCAATCAGGGCCTCCCGCTGGTCTGCCAGGGACAGGCCGTGCTTCGCCTGTTCTTCGGTCGATACCCTGATGTACAGTGCTACACGGATGCGTAGATTATTTGGTAGAGTGACCACTATTTTTTGGCACATGTTATCCCCTCCAAAATCCATAGTTAGCACAATGGATGTCAACCCAAACGCACCAGGCAAAAAGCCCGATGATCAATAGTGACAAACCGAGTATGATCCACCTGTATAGCTTCACGGAGTGCCAAAGATTGCACAGTTCTGTATCCATCAGGCCGATGGTCTGCCGTTTGTTCTCAAGGCGGTGTTCTAGTCCGTCCTTTTCCGCTTGCAACGTTTCCTCACTGGCCGTCAGATGATCTCCGATGCCGTAAAATTCATCCAGCGACACGCCAAGGACGGCGCATATTGGCCCAACCGTGGAGATATAGGGGGCCTTGGAAGCATGGGTAAAGAAATTGTTGACGGTAGACGGCGGAATCCCCGATGCTTCAGCTATGTCCTGAATGGTCATACCCAAGGCGTTACGTTTCGCCTTACAAACTTCCTGAATGGTCATAAAAAGTGCCTCCTTACCCCCAAAATCAAAATATGGGTAAAGGCGGCACAAACTTTTAAACGGCTGAAAATGCCAAAAACCAAGCTTTGGGACTTGCCCACCCAACCCTGTTTTTGCTACGCTTTGATTACGGCAAGCCGACGTCCCCCGGCTTGCTTCCGGCTCCGCCGTTTGTTGCAGAGGCGGCGGGGCCGGGTTTTTCACTTACTTTATTTCCCAAGAGTTTCCGCAATTCTGGCAAAGGCAAATCTTTTGATTTTTTACAACGGTCTTTTCGCCACCTTTGCTTTTCTTCCACACGAGATTAGACATGCCAAGGGTTGATACCGCCATCAAGCCGCGAGCAGCATTGTTGATATGGCCTCCGATACCGTTCCCGTGCTTTTTGGTTTTACTTGACACTTGCTCCATAGAGATTGTTACATTTTCGCTTCCGCAATTAGGGCAAACCATAGCGAAGCTCCTTTCATTCTTTTATATGGGTATATGTAAATATTCAATATGCGCGGTCAACCGTCATGCCCCCATATCTTGCGGTTGCAAAATCATGGTGGTGTGCTATAATAATCGAACAGACGTTCTATTCGCAAATGATGAACGGAGGATATATAGATGTTGGATTTACCGGCAAACTGTGATATAATGGCAACAGAACAGCTTGAAGAAATTCGCAACAAACTGATGCATGCCGTACTGCTTTTGCCGCAAGAGGAACAGGTAGAATTGCTGCGAATGATTAAAGGAGAAAACGATGGTGTATAATCAATTGTGGTATGAAAATCCCAATGTTCTTAAAGCCGTAAACGCGTGTCTCAACGTATTGGAAGCGTCTGGCATTTCGGCGGAATGCGCTACACTTGTTCCGGACTGTTTGGCGGAGGCTATTAAATGCAGCAACTATGAAACGCTAAAGCAAGGAGCATTCAAGAGCGCTCCCATTTCTGTAACCGCCAATAATGACGGCGGGTACAGTATTATGCCTGAAAGCCTGCAATGTATTGATTTACTATGGCCGAAGTAATGCTATTTGCCACCGTTTCAATTACCGATAGAGATATTGACTTTAAGGATTTTAAAACAGCGCTGGTTTTTGCCCAGCTTTCTTTTCCACCGATGTTTGCGATAAAGTCATGGCCTTTTGGCGTGATGTGATAAATTGTATTCAAGTAAAAATATCCAAACATTTCGCTTGTTGCAAAGGAAAAATCTGTTTTTAAGTATCCGCTTTCTGAAAGCTGTACAACATGATATATGATCTCTTCTCTTGAATAGCTGCCAGAAAGCAAGCGCACCAAACAGGGAATGCTGACATAGCTAAATTTTCTTAGCCCATTTGGATTTTCAACCGCAGTTTCAACGGAAATACGATCTTCGACCAAAAGCATAATATCCCGCAAGCAATCTGGGTTCAGTTTCATTCCGTGCCCCTCTTGCTTTTCAGATACCCGATATACCGGCATACTTCCGCCAGTTCGGCGGGTGTCGCGCCCCGGATATAATCTAATATTTCCTGCGCTTCCGCGCTCACACCCTCGATCTTCGGATCGGGGGTTTCTTTTATGCTCTTATCTTCCGTTTTGCCCTGGAGCCATTCAACGGATACGTGATATTTTGCGGCAATTTCATGAAGTTTGTTTTTGTAAGAGAGACTTGTTCCTTTTATCCACATTGAAACAATATCTCCGCTGTCATATCCGATGCTTTGAGCAAAATCTTTTTTTGCTCCTCGCACTATTTTCCCATTTTCATCGCAAGGAAGCAGAGACAGAATTCGCTCAAGTACAACATCCACAATAAACAACCCCCGAATTTGTACACTTATCCAAAACCGATAAAATTCGGTTAAGTTGATTGACAAACCGAATTTTGTGAGGTATCATATACCTAAGCCCACCGGAAAAGGGTACACAAAAACCAGCCCCCATAAAAGCGGCTCTTGCAATGTCTTTTGGCGATTTCATTGTAATACGCTTCCCGGGTCGTGTCAAGCGTGATTTCTCACATTCATGAGGTTTCGGCGGGTATTGACTGCGGCAGAGATAAAAAAACCGCCCCGAAGTCTCTGCAACAAACTTCGGGGCAGTTGGAAGCGAACTCGTTTGCTAAATGGAATACCCCTCTGCAACAGAGTACGCCATTTGGCGCGTAGTTTAACTCCCATGCTTACCATACCACATATTTCTGCCGCAGTCAATGATTTCTCACACAGAAAGGAGGGCACATGACTTGGCATTGAAGGAACTTCGAGAACGTTCCGGGCTGACTCGTGCACAGGTAGCAAAGAAACTGAATGTGGACTTGTCCTGTGTGACGCATTGGGAGCTGGGCGACTGGCGACCGGCACGTAAGTACCACAAGAAGCTGGCAAGGATGTACGGCGTGACGGTGAACGAACTGTTCGAATCCAGCGATGGGGAATAAAAAATGCCCCGCCCGGTGTAGCAGACCGGGCAGGGCGGCGGAACAAATCTTAGGCTCAGATATGTGTCCTGTGGCTATTTTAGCACAGGGGAAAGGAAAAGGCAATGGCGAAGAAACGAAAAATCGAATACCGGGTGATCTGGGTGTCTCCGCCTGACCCGGTGAAGATCATGACGGAGTTCGGCAAGATCTGGTCGAGGGAGCATGGCCTTGAGTTTGACGGTGTTTACACCAAAGAGGGGGACATCAAACAATGAGCTGGATCCTGTTTTTTATGATCCTGGGCGTGGCCTACGCGGCCACCTGGGTATTCAAGATCGTTGACCTGATTGAAAGGAGACCCCGCCATGAGAAAGCATGATCGGCGCACCAGAGAGCAGCGGAAGGCGGATGCCTCCGCATGGATGGGCTTTATGAGTTTTCTGGCCCTGCTGCTGATCGCCATTGCGTATATGGTGGTGAGCGCGCGATGAACAGAAAGAACCGGCATGAGCGCTTTCCGCTGGATCTCTGCCCGGTCTGCGGCATGGACAGCGGTGAGCGGGTGCAGTACACGGACGCACCGTTTAAGCACTATGTACGGTGTTCCACCTGCGGCGCTATCACAGCGGGTTACGCCCAGCAATCCAACGCCACGAAAGCGTGGAAGAGAGGGGATGCGTGGAAATGAAGATCTATCCGGTGTGCGCGAGATGTTCCATCGTCATGAATCCCAACGCGTTTGACGATGTGGCTCCGGGGTTTTTGATCAACGGCGAGTGCTACTGCCCGGAGTGCGCGAAGGATTGGCTCAAGGATGAAGTTGACAGCGATCCGGAAGCCGTGGCAAGGGCCATGGGGATCGCGATCATCGACATCCCGGAGGACTGATATGACGCAGTGCGAAAAGATTCTGGCTTATTTGGATAAGCACGGGAGCATTACCACGATGGAGGGTATGAGCAAACTGCGCATCGCCAACTTTACGGCGCGGATTTCCGACCTGCGGAAGGCTGGCGTTGAGCTGACTAAGGAAACGGTCATCAAGAAGAATAAAGACGGCGAGACAATCGCCTATGGAGTTTACAGGAGGGCAAATGGGCAATAGCTGTTTATTCTACACACGGGCGACCGTGGATATTAATTTCCCGGAGGGGCATGTGTGCTGCGCGCTGTGCCCTCTGCTGGAAACCTATTCCCGGCTCCAATGCCGGAGAACGGGCGAGTACCTGCTTGATTCAAAAGGTCGCGGGATGTATTGCCCGCTGAATTTGGAGGATGAACATGGAGAATCTGGGGATTTATGAGCGGGTTCGGCAGGTGCCGGAGGCCGCTAAGCGGTCCATTCAGGCGGGGCGGTTGAAGGTTAAGACCGATATCAACCCCATGTGGCGCATCAAGGCGCTGACGGAGCAGTTCGGCCCCTGCGGAATCGGCTGGAAGTATGTTATCACGGACAAGCGGTTGGAGCAGGGGGCCAACAACGAGGTTGCCGCATTTCTGGACATCGACCTGTTTGTCAAGGTAGACGGGGCGTGGTCGGAAGCTATCCCCGGCACTGGCGGCAGTGCCTTTGTAGCAAGCGAGCGGAACGGGCTGTATACCTCGGACGAATGCTTTAAGATGGCCCTCACGGACGCAATTTCCGTGGCCTGCAAGGCGCTTGGCTTTGGCGCGGATGTGTACTGGGATAAGGACAGCACCAAGTATGACCGTAGCACAGAACCCCAGCAGCGGCCACAGAAAGCGGCCATTCCGCCCAAGCAGAAGCCGGGGTACAGACTTCCCCCGCAGGGCGATGCCACCATTATCTGTGAGCGCTGCGGCGGTCAGGTGATGGATTACTTTGACAGCAGAGCCACGGTGAAGGCGGCACGTCTGGCGGCGAGAGCGAAGGAACTGTACGGCCATGCGCTGTGCGAGAAGTGCGTAGCCGAGGCCAAGGAGGCCAACGATGCAGCGGGTTAATGCAACATCGTTCCGCTGGTCTATGGACAGTGCCGGGGACTGGCTCTGCATCCAGACCAACAAGGCACGACAGGTGCTTGACAGCCTGAAAGATGGTCAAGTCTATGACGTGGAGATCAAGGAACACCGGGAGAAGCGAAGCCTCGACGCGAATGCGTACTTCTGGGTTTTGGCTGACCGACTGGCTGAAAAGACCCAGATACCCAAGACGGACATTTACCGGAGCTACATTCGGGAGATCGGCGGGAACAACGAAACAGTGTGCATCCCGGATAAAGGCGTAGACAAGCTGCGCCGTGAGTGGGAGCGCAATGGGGATGGATGGCTAACATCGACCACGCCAAGCAAGCTTCCGGGGTGCACGAACGTTGTACTGTACTACGGTTCCAGCACCTACGATACCGCACAAATGTCACGATTGATCGATATGGCGGTGCAGGACTGCGTGGAGCAAGGCATTGAGACCCTGCCTCCGGAGAAGCTGGCGGGGATGATGGAGGAATGGGGCCGATGAGCAAGAGCATCATGCAAGACCGCCGGGAGTGCTACCTGACCAGCTTTACAGAGCGGTAGGCAAAGCACAACGACTATGGCGGCGGCAGGCGGCAGCTATCCGAGAAATGGGGCTGCTGGGTGTATCTCCGTGCCGACTGGCATAACATGGCCGACTACGGCGTTCACGGCAAGAATGGCCACGAGCTGGACTTGCGCTTGAAGCGCGAGTGCCAGCAGCGGTTTGAAGAACTGTATGGCCATGAGAAATTCATGGAAGTTTTCAAAAAAAATTATTTGGGGGAATGAATATGCTGAACAGAATTATTATGATGGGCCGGATGACCCGTGACCCTGAATTGCGCCGCACCAACAGCGGCACGGCGGTGGCATCCTTCACCGTGGCAGTCGATCGGGATTTCAAGTCCCAGTCCGGCGAGAAGGAAACGGATTTCATTGACGTGGTGGCATGGCGCAACACCGCCGAATTTGTGAGCAAGTACTTCTCTAAGGGCCGCATGGCCGTGGTGGAGGGCCGCTTGCAGCTGCGTGACTGGACCGACAAGGACGGCAATAAACGCCGCAGTGCCGAGATCGTGGCCGACAGCGTGTACTTTGGCGATTCCAAGCGGGACGGCGGGGACACGGCGCAGAGTGAACCACAGGGCGGTTTTAGCGAGATCGAGGATGATGGGAATCTCCCGTTCTAAGGCGGTGGGCAAATGCCGAACAGGATCATCAAGGATAGCATCAGGACGAGCAAAAGCATCAACGCAATGTCGGACTTTCAGTTCCGATTGTGGGCGTACCTGATTACCTACGTTGATGATTATGGGCGCGGCAGCGCAGACCCGGAATTGCTCAAAGGCTTTGTATTCCCCCGCAGAAAAGGTGTGACTGAGGGAACGATCAGTAAGACGCTTGCAGAATTGGCGACCATAGGCTCTGTGATCCTCTATGAAGTTGACGGAGAACCGTACCTATGTTTTCCAAACTGGAGCGAGCACCAGACGGTGAGGAACAAAGTAAGCAAATTCCCGGCACCTGCTGACGGATTGATTACATCTGAAATCAATTGCAATCAATTGCAAGCATGTGAAAGCAAATGCGCCCGTAATCCAATCCAGAATCCAGAATCCAGAATCCAGAATCCAGAAGAAGTAGGCGGCGAGCCGCAAACGGCATCCCCGCCGGTGGTTTCCATCCCCCTCAATGACGGCACTGAATATCCGGTGTCGCAGGAGCAATGCCAGGAATGGGCGGGCGTGTACCCTGCTGTCGACGTGATACAGCAGTTGCGGGAGATGCGGGAATGGTGCCTGAATAACCCGGCGAAGCGGAAAACGGCGCGTGGTGTGCGCGGATTCATTACCCGCTGGCTGGCGAAAGAACAAGATCGCGGTTGCCGCAAGGGCGCAAAAGGCCCCGGCAGCAAATGCGAGGACGCTTGGGGGTATGTGTGATGGCTGGAGATTTTAAGCTGGCCGAGCTGATGCGCCCATGCCGGAGATGGAAGGCGGCAAGGACACCGGAGGTGACGTACCAGTCTCAGCAGCTCTGTTGGGACTGCGCCAATGTATACGGCGGCTGCGAGTGGTCGGCGCGGTTTGAACCGGTTCCGGGATGGGATGCAATTCCAACAACACGGACGGTCAGCGGGAAGTTTGTAGAGAAATCTTTCAGCGTCCGTGCCTGCCCAAAATTCAGGAGGGGATGATTGAAAAATGTTTGGAAATAAGCGCTTGAAAGCAGAAATAGTCCGGATGAGTTATCGAGTAGCAGAGCTGGAAGAACGGCTTTGCCCATGCGAGCAGCATGACTGGAAACGCACCGGAGTTGATTACAGCTACGATGGAACAGGCGGCTGCGATGCCATGTATAACTACAAGTGCGCAAGGTGCGGTAAAAAAATGCGATCCTTCCAGCCGTACCTGAAATTGGATGGTGATCTGGGAAATGATGCGGATCGTAGTTGACATTTACGGCGAGGACACGCAGGGCACGAAGGAGGCGGTGGCTATGCTGCTGGAGCCTCTGGGCCGCGTCCGCGTGGTGCAGATCATCATTGACGGAAAGGAAGAAAAGCGATGAAGGTTACATTCACAGTCCCCGGTATTCCGGTAGGCAAGGGCCGCCCACGGTTTATGAAAAACGGCCACACCTATACCCCGCAGAAAACGCGTGATTACGAGGGCAAGGTAGTCCAGTGCTGGAAGTGCCAGAGCGGGAAAGGCTTTGCGGACGGCATCCCGCTGACGGCCACCGTCACGGCGTTCTTCACGGTTCCAAAAAGCATGTCAAAGAAAAAGGCCGCTGCGATGGACGGGGCGCCCCACATTAAGCGCCCTGACGCTGACAACGTGGCGAAGGCCATTCTGGATGCGTTGAACGGCCACGCCTACAACGATGATAGCGCAATCGCAATGCTGACGGTGCGGAAGTATCAGACAACCGGAGCCTCCCGCGTGGAGGTCACCATTGAGGAGGAAAAGTAATGGACGCTGTGGAGTTTTTGAAAACATTGAGCAGAATGTGCAACTGTGGGTGCCGTAAATGCGAGTTTGAGAAAAGACTTAGAGGGTTTGAAACCTGCGCAGTCTGGAGGAAAACCCACCCGGAGGAGGCCGTTGCCATTGCCGAAAAGTGGGCAAAGGAACATCCTCTCAAAACCCGCCAGAGCGAGTTTCTGAAGCATTACCCCAACGCACGATTTTTTTCAGGCTGTCTCAATGCCTGCCCAATGGATGTATTCGGCGATACAGAATTCAACTGCAACCATCAACCTTGCTATGAGTGTAAAAAGGCGTTCTGGCTTGCGGAGGTGGAGGAATGAACATGAAACTTGGATACATCGCGAAATACGATCTTAAACTGAACCCGCATCTTACAGAACCGTTCGTTTTCAAAGAGGCATCATTTACACGCCGCATTTCGAGCAAGGGCGACCGCGTGTACAGCAAACTGCTCTATCCGGTGGACTACGAGGAAATCGTGGAAAACGCGAACTTTATGCGCAACAATCCGCAGCTCATCCTCGTGCAGGAGCCGTTCTTACTGGACGACGAGCTGCGCAAAAAAGCGACTATGTGGGTTGAGTGGGCTAACAAGGCAGACCCAAGTGAGTATGACCTGCTTGCAAAGCTGAAGGTGGAGGAATGACCCGTGAAGAGATTTTAGCCGCTGCCAAGCAGTGCGTGTGCGGGGGAAGGGAAACAGACTATGGAACGCCAGAGGACAGTTTCGGCCTGATTGGGCAATACTGGACGGTATACACCGGGCACATGATTACGGCGAAGGATGTTGCCATGATGATGGCGCTGCTGAAAATCGCACGAATTCAGGGCAACCGGGCAACGGGCGATTGCTTCGTTGACCTCGCCGGTTACGCCGCCTGCGGCGGGGAATTGGAGGACGTATGAAACTATTGATCGGCGGAAGTCCCTGCACACATTGGAGCATCGCACAGACGAAGAACCGCGAGACAGAGGCCAGCGGCATCGGCTGGGAGCTATTTCTAAACTACCGTATCGCCCGCGACAAGTACAAGCCGGATTTCTTTCTCTACGAGAACAACAAATCCATGTCGCCCGCTATTCGGACGCAGATCACGGCGGAGTTAGGCGTGGAGCCTATTCTTATCAACAGCGCCCTGGTGAGCGCGCAGAACCGCCAACGGCTCTATTGGGTGGGAAAGCGTAACCTGGACGGCACATACAACCAAGTGGCAGTGGAGCAGCCGGCGGATCGTGGGATCCTCCTGCGGGACATTTTGGAAAGCGGTGCTGTGACGTGGCACGAGAAAGCGTACACATTGAGAGCGAGTGCGGCGACAAAACAGGGCGTGTCAAATGTTTTGCGACACATCGAAACGAATGGGCGTTTTGGCTATATGGGCGTGGCGGAGCCAGTCAACATGACAGTGGACGGTAAAGCCCAATGTCTGCGGGCTACCTACTACAAAGACGGTATCCGTAACATGGTTGGCAACACCATAGACCGCAAGACCTGTGTAGCGGAGCCGGTCAGAATCGGCACCATCGAGAGTAAGGCTAAGAACACAGACTTTGACAGCCAGCAATACCGGGTATATTCCCCGGACGGCAAAAGTGTGACCCTGTGCGGACAGGGCGGCGGCGTGGGGGCAAAAACCGGTCTTTATGCCGTGCCTGTTATCCCGGACGGGAAAGGGCAGTTTGTAATTAAGGCGGCAGGCGGAAAAGAAATCCCAGTTTACGAGGTGCGAGACGGGAAAATCTGCGTCATGGTAAATCAAAAGGGGGAGACGGAACGGGTAGAAAAGTGGTTCCCCATTAAGCTGGCGGACGGGTTTTACATCATCCGGAAGCTGACCGTGACGGAGTGCATGAGATTACAGACGGTGCCGGAAAGCTATGTGTTTCCGGTCAGCCCTACGCAAGCCTACATAATGCTGGGCAACGGATGGACCGTGGACGTGATTGCCCACATTATGAGCCATTTTACCGGGCTGACGAAAGAACCGGTGGAAGTGCTTTCTATGTACGACGGTATGAGCTGCGGCCATATCGCTCTGGACAAGCTGGGCGCGGAGATCACCGCCTACTATGCAACCGAGATCGACAAGTACGCCATCCAGACCACACAGCACAATTACCCGGACACCGTACAACTGGGCGACGCGTTTCAGGTGCGGGACGATGATTGGGGTGTTAAGGAATGAGCGACTTGGAGCAGACCGCAATCGAGCGGCTGAAAGCGGCATCGGATATGAGCTTACGGCTTTTTGAGAAACCGCTGGTGATCACCTACTCCGGCGGGAAGGATAGCGATGTGCTGTTGCATCTGGCAAGGGCCAGCGGCATCCCATTTGAGGTATTGCACAGCCTGACCACGGCGGACGCTCCAGAGACGGTTCGCCATGTGTACGATACGTTTTATCGGCTGGAATGCAAGGGCATCAAGTGTGACGTGGACAAGCACGTCCAGCCGGACGGCTCCCGTATGACCATGTGGAAACTGATTCAAAAGAAGCTCATGCCGCCCACACGCCTGGTGCGGTACTGTTGCGCCGTCCTTAAAGAGGGGGGAGGCAAGGATCGGTTTATCGCTACGGGTGTTCGCTGGGCGGAATCCACGGCCAGGAAACGCCGCGGCGGTTTAGAGGTATTAACGTCTAAGCCACAAAGCAAATTGATCCTATCAAACGATAATGACGAGGATCGCAGATTATTTGAAACGTGCCAACTAAAGGGGAAGCGGGTGGTGAACCCCATCATCGACTGGAAGGACAATGAGATACTGGATTATGCTGCTATTGAAAAAATTCCCATGAACCCGCTGTACTGCGAGGGCTTCCACCGGGTCGGCTGCGTAGGCTGTCCTATGGCATCAAAAGCAAGGACTATGGAGTTCGCTCGCTATCCGAGAATCAAGGCGGCGTATATCCGTGCCTTTGATCGGATGCTGGAAGAACGGAGGAAGCGGAGCCTGCCGTGCCAGTGGCAATCTGGCGTGGATGTATTCCACTGGTGGATGGAGGACGGCGTTCTGCCGGGGCAGGAAGTTCTTGGAGGGTTCGAGGAATGACGAACTTTGAATTTTACACGAAAAACGCAGCCAGATTGGGTGAGCTGATTGAAAAAGCCGTGGATGACGCGCTGGAAGCAAAGGGCTTCTCACTTGATCTGAAATACCCAGAGAAACTATCCAATGCCGATGATACCCGCATGGTGACGTGGGCAAGCTGGCTGAATGAAGAAATGTAGGGAGGAACTATGAGAGATACAAACCTCGTAAATGCGCTGCGTGAGCACGCAGAATGGGCGGAGGAAAACCAGTGGGAAACGCCGATCACGCTGGGCGATGATCTGGCGGAGGCCGCTGACCGGATCGAAGCGCAGGCGAAAGAAATTGAGAAACTGCGGGGGCAGGTGCCCCACTGGATCCCGGTGGAGGAGCGGCTACCGGAGAATTTTCGGAAAGTGCTGTGTTGGGGTGAGTATTTCCGCTATGGAGACTTTAATGGAATGTTTGTAAATTACGCACTCGGATATCAAAATAACGGGCGCTGGGGCGGTGAAGTTGCCAATGGAACAAATGCTCGTGCTTTGGCGTGGATGCCGCTGCCGGAACCGCCGAAGGAGGAAAGGTAAATGAAAAGACTGACAACTAATTGCCCGGATAACAACCTTGATGCCGCCCTGAATCTGTTTTATATCAAAGACTCCGAGACGTGGGTACGGGGCGGAGGTGATGGTCCGGATTACCCGGACATCCGGCTCTACGATTTTATCCGCAAAGCCGCAAAGATTTTACTGCCGGACTTGGACTTTCCAATGGATGATGATGGCGTAGACTATGCGATGGGTGAACTTTTGCTGGACGGTCCTGATGAGCCGACAGGCCTGCTTGCCCTGCTTTATACCGCAGCATGGTCATACGCAGAACTGCGTGGCAGGCTCATGCAATACGAGGACACGGGCCTGGAACCTGCGGTGTGCGCCAATTACAAGACCTTTGAGGATGAGGCTATCAGCAAGGGTGTGCCATTCAAGCGCATTGTTGCGCTGATGGAGGCCGACAGAGCCGGTCGGCTGGCGGTGCTGCCGTGCAAGGCGGGAGATACGGTGTATGAGGTTACAAGTCGAAAAACCATAAGCGAATACCGAGTAAAGGCAATTCGCGTGGAATTGTTTTGTACATTCATTGAATGGGATATCGTAGCCGGGTTTGTTGATAAATCCATTTTCGGCATACCGGTTGATGAAATCGGCAAGACCGTATTTCTGACCCGCGAGGCGGCGGAGAAAGCATTGGAGGCGATGAAGGATGGCAACGGTTAAGTGTGCGTTTGGCAAGAGAGGGCGCCCATCCCACGAATGGAACGATGGCGAGAAAGACCGTATCTACTGCCTCGGATGGGTTGACCCCATGACGGATGCCCCGTTGCCGGAATGCTTGGCTTGCCCCGATTTTGTTGACAAGGCACAGAATGACTTAGAGGCGTTTTATGGGAGGGAGGAAAGAACATGACGAAGCGTTTTTGTGATCTTTGCGGAAAAGAAATATTCAAGATTCAGGACACTTATAGGGTCAGCGTGGAGAGCAACGTAAGAATTTCCTGCGCAAGCGACCCGAACATATTGGATGTGATAGTGGATGTGGGGGAAATATGCCCTGTCTGCGCAAGTCGCATCCACCAGACTGTGCAAGACCTGAAACAGGAGGGCTATGGTTGCATAGGGAGGACACATGTTGACGATCACAATTAAAGCCTGCGTTTTGGCAGCGGAAAAGGAGTGCGCTAATGGCTAAACAATCCGCTTATTTGCAGCGGCGGGATGCGGAGCTGGATGCCGCCTTCAACGCCGGGGCGGCGATGGCGATGCAATTCGCCATGGATACCCTTCGGATGGCCCTCCACCAGACGGAGGGCGGGGGCTACGATCGGATCATGCGGATCACCCATAACTGGGTTGCCGTTCAGCGCGAGTACAAACCAGCGCTGGACTGCCGGAACCCAGAGGCGGACGTCCGACAGGAGCACATGGATCGGGTGCTTGCGGAGATCATCAACGGGAAGGCGGAGCTGATCCCCTTCCCGGACAGATACAAGGATCTGAAAAAGGTCCGTTATGGGAGGTAACTATGCAGAAGGAAGATATATCACTCCTGCGCATCTATGCGAAGAATGATATGAATTGCGTGAAAACAGCGAAGGAAATGGACATCCACCATAACAGCGTGATCTATCGGTTGGGCAAAATCAAGACGGAAACCGGGCTGGATGCGCGGAAGTTCTGGGACTTGGTGAAGCTGCTGGAAATGGAGGAATCATGAAACTTGGACAGGTGGTTCGGGCCAGATTCAAGTCCATACCGTCCCAGCTGGAGCGGCAACACCCAACGTATGAGCAGCTGTATCCGTTCCGGTGCGGAGAGGTAATTTACATCCATCCAAAGGGCCGGTTTGTCAGTGTGCGGACAGAAACGGCGGGTGGCCCTGTGGTAGAGAATTTCCGGCTATGTGAGGTGGTTATGTGAGTACATTCCCGGAACGGCTGCGGAAATTAAGGGAATCTGAGCGGCCTGCTAAAAGCATGAGAGTGAAAGCGGAGCTGATTGGGATCGGGCATGATACGCTGCGGAAGTACGAAACCGGGGAGAACGAACCGGCTCTCAGCCAGCTGAAGCTGATAGCGAATCATTACCACGTCAGCTTGGATGAGCTTGCATGGGACGAGGGCGAACGAGAGAGTAAACCTTTATAGTATCGTAAAAAAAATTGGTCTTTGCCCCCAATTCGGGGCAAGCGTAGAAAAATATGTGTCAGAATGAGGGTGCGGGGTTATATCCGTATCCTCATTCTTTCCATCCATCCTTTCTTTCCTCCTGACCCCGGCGGATGCCGGGGATATGCAGACGTAGCTCAGTAGGCAGAGCACCGCGTCAGGAGGTATGCGCTGGTTCAAGTCCAGCCGTCTGCACCATGGCGGGGAGCGTTTCGGGTGATGCGTCCTCGCTCCAAGAATATATAAGCTGCGGCCTGTAAAAGCAGCTCATCTCCGGCAACTGGTACTTGCCCTTGATGCCCCGGTGCAATTCCGGTTGGGTATAGGACCCCTCGCACCTCTCAACGATGTGTCCCAGAGGGGACATTTGGACAAACTACGCTGCCGAAGTTCCAGCAGGTCACTGTGATTGCGCACGGTGGCAGCAGTTTTAGACGGCAGTACCGCAGTGGAGGGCAGAAAGGCAATCTGCCGCCCAGAGGCGAGACCGCAAATACTCGCATTGTTGGAGATGCCGGAGCGCCGACCGGCTCACTGCGGAGATATGCGGCATAGGGGCCCCGTAAGGGGAGACCACAGCGAGTGACGGGGACTTTCCCTGAAGCGCTAAAGCAGGGCAGGACTGCAATGCCGTACCAGATGTATGCTACCGCATTGCGGCACCACGGAAGGGTAAGACCGCTACAAGGGGCTTGCCTGTGCGCTGTATGAAAGCGGCAGGCCGAAGAAAATTTATTATTTGGCTGGCTCCGGCTATGAATGAAGAAACGGATGCGACCGACATACCGGCGTAGGGCTGAAAAGTTCCGTGGTTAGCGCGTACAGAACTATGCAGAGCGAACTCTGAGGCGTGTTAATCGAAAGGTATTCGGAAGCGGTGAGGTAACGGCTGCCCTTGGGCAAGGCCGTTGTGTAGGGTAGTATGCTTGCCCGGTTCTGTACGGCTAATTGTGTAAGCAACTTAAATGGAAAGAATAACGCCCAATGTGGGCGGCGTTGTAGCCCTTCGGGGCGGGTAAAGTCTGCTATATACGGGCCAAGGGGCGGGGGCCGGTAGCAAAACAGGAGGATGGCATGGAAATCACAAAGCGGCGGCTTGCGGATATTGTGCCGTATGCCGCAAACGCAAAAAAGCATGATAAGCGGCAAATCAACAACGTTGCGGAGAGCATCAAGCAGTATGGTTTTGTGCAACCGATTGTGATTGACCGTGACGGTGTGATCGTAATCGGCCATTGCCGCGCTCTGGCGGCGAAGAAGCTGGGCATGGAAGAAGTACCGTGCGTCTGCGTGGACGATCTGACACCGGAGCAGGTGAACGCCCTGCGGCTGGTGGATAACAAGAGCAACGAGAGCGATTGGGACTTTGACCTGTTGGCTGATGAACTGCCCGGTCTTGACCTGTCGGCGTTTGACTTTGAATGGGGTCTGCGTGATGAACTGAACGATTCCGTTGTCGAGGATGATTATGAACCTGTCATTCCGACGGAGCCGAAGAGCAAGCTGGGCGATGTGTACCAGCTTGGAGACCACCGCCTTATGTGCGGAGACAGTACATCTCTGACTGATGTACAAAAGCTTGTGGGGGGGGCACAAATCGATCTTCTTCTCACCGATCCTCCGTACAATGTGGACTATCAGGGCACCGCCGGTAAAATCAAGAACGATAACATGGAAGATGCAGCCTTTAGGCAGTTCCTGACGGATGCTTTCTCCAATGCGGCGATGGTTATGAAACCCGGCGCTCCGTTCTACATCTGGCATGCAGACAGTGAAGGGTATAACTTCCGTGGTGCGTGTAAAGATTCGATGCTGCGTGTCCGGCAGTGCCTGATTTGGGTGAAGAATTCCCTCGTAATGGGGAGACAGGATTTCCAGTGGAAACATGAACCTTGCCTGTACGGTGAGAGCGAGATTGAAGAGGACGCGCACGAGCCTTGCCTTTACGGATGGACGGAAGGCAAGAAGCACTACTTCTTCAAGAACCGCAGACAGACAACTGTATTGAATTTCGATAAGCCTGTCAAATCTGCGGAGCATCCGACCATGAAGCCGATTAAGCTGTTTGATTACCAGATGCAGTGCTCCAGTAAGCCGGGAGAGAATGTCCTCGACCTGTTTGCTGGCTCCGGCACCACGATTATGGCGGCGGAGCAGAATGACCGTCACGCTTTCTGCATGGAGTTTGACCCGAAGTATGCCGACGTCATTGTTGACCGGTGGGAGAAGTTCACCGGGAAGAAGGCGGTGCTGCTGAATGACTGATGCTCAGGCGACTGCGCGGAGGATGTTGAAGAAAAACCAGCGGTATTTATCCACACAGCAAATGAAAACACTGAACGGGCTGATTAAGTCCGGCGATATTACAGGGGCCATGAATGGCCTGCATACATTGGTGGCGAGAAAGCTGACTGCGAGGAAGAAATCTCTGGCATGATCGAATCTTAAGGAATGGAGGGGTGGAAGTGGCACGGACTGGAAGGCCGAAAAAGGTAATAAATCAAAAGCTGTTTGAGAACCTATGTGGCATCCAGTGCACGGAAGCAGAAATCTGCGGAGTGCTTGAGTGCAGTGCGGACACCCTGAATCGATGGTGCAAACGGACGTATAAAATGACTTTTGCGGACACATATAAAAGCAAGAGTCAGGTAGGAAAATCGAGCCTGCGGAGAGCGCAGTGGAAACTGGCCGAAAAGAACGCAAGCATGGCTATTTGGCTGGGAAAACAGTACCTTGAGCAAAAAGATATTGTGGAGCAGAACGTCAATGCGGACGGTGTCAAGGTGATTATCGATGTCTGATATTCTCTTGTCAGAAAAGATCGGCCCTGCGTTTTATAGCATTGCACATGACATTTTTAGGCATGGGCATACGCACTACGATTTTAGCGGCGGGCGTGGTTCGCTGAAATCCTCCACAGTATCAATTCTTGTACCGCTTTTGCTGGTTGGCAATCCGGGAACGCATGCGCTTGTGCTGCGCAAGGTAGCAAATACAATCCGCGATAGCGTTTATGCACAGTATATCTGGGCAATCGGCGAGCTGGGCATGGCGGCGTATTGGGAAGCGAAAGTATCCCCGATGGAGCTGATCTATAAGCCGACAGGCCAGAAGATCATGTTTCGCGGCGCTGATGACCCGATGAAGATCAAGTCTATCAAAGTCCCGTTTGGCTATATCGCCGTGACGCACTTTGAAGAAAAAGATCAGTTTGCCGGACGTGCGGAAATCCGAACTATTTTACAGTCCACCATGCGCGGCGGCTCGATGTTCTGGAATTTTGAAAGCTATAATCCACCTATCTCGCGTGACAACTGGGCGAACAAAGACAGCCTGGAGGAACGGGCTGATCGCTTGTGTCATAAGTCTACGTATCTGCAAGCGCCGCCGGAGTGGTTGGGAGAACAGTTTCTTGCAGAAGCGGAACACCTGAAAGAGACGGACGAGCGAGCATATCAGCACGAATATCTCGGCATCCCGGTAGGGACCGGCGGAAATGTGTTTGACAAGCTGGAACTGCGGGAGATTACCGATGAAGAAGTCAAGAGTTTCGACCGCATCTATCAGGGGGTGGACTTCGGCTGGTTCCCCGACCCGTTTGCTTTTATCCGGCTGCATTATGATCGGGCGCGAGAGACCATCTATCTGCTGGACGAGATTTACCAAAACAAATTATCCAACGAGCAAAGCGCGACCATGATTAAGCAGCGCGGATATAACAACATTAGGACAATCTGCGACAACGCCGAGCCGAAGAGCGTTGCTGATCTCCGCGCAATGGGGCTACCTGCGTATGAAGCGGTCAAAGGCCCCGGCTCTGTGGAATATGGCATGAAGTTTTTGCAGCGGAGAACGATTGTTATTGATAGGCGACGCACACCGCACGCTTACGATGAATTTGTTGGATACGAATACGAACGAAACAAAGACGGTGACATTATCAGCGGATACCCAGATGCGAACAACCACCTGATTGACGCGACTCGGTATGCGTTGGAGCCTGTCAGCCGCAGAATGGGAGTTATTGCATGAGCAGTGCAGTTATCCAAAAGTTGAAAGAGCTGGGCTATACAACGATCTCTGAAGAGTTTTATGGGCAAGTTGATCTGTGGGAATCGTGGTATGTCGGAAAAGTAAAGGGATTCCACCAGTACCGCAGATATAACGGCCACAAGTGGACTAAACACAATAGAGCAACGCTCAGCATGGGGAAAAAGGTCTGCGAGGACTGGGCGAATCTGCTCATGAACGAAAAAGTCAAAATCACGCTTGAGGGCAAAAAAGAACAGGATTTCATCGATCGCGTTTTGGCGGAGAACAATTTCACCGTCAAAGCTAATGAGATGCAGGAGATGAAATCCGCACTGGGGACGGTGGCATATATCCCCCGCGTGACGGGGCAGGGCGTGACGGATTCCGGAGAGATCATCCCCGGTGACGCGTCCAGCATTGCGATTGATTATGCCACGATGCATGACATTTACCCACTTGCATGGCAGAACGGCTTTATTTATGATTGCGCTTTTACTTCCAGGGTTACGCGAGACGGAAAAGATTATGTGTATTTCCAGATCCACCGCAGAGCGAATGATGGGATGTATGTAATCGAAAACCGAATTTACCGATACCAGAACGAGCAACTGTCCGATGAAGATTTGAAGAATGTTTCCGGGTTTGAGCGCATTCCCCCTGTGGTATACACCGGAAGCAATAAACGGCAGTTTGTAATTGACAAGCCGAACATTGCAAACAACTTCAATTATCTTCTGCCTGTTGGCATTTCCGTTTTTGCAAATTCCATTGATGTTCTTCGCGGCGTTGATACTGCGTACGACTGCTACGTCAATGAGTTTGAAAACGGCCCCATGATGATGATGGTCAAAATGCCAGCGACAAAGTATGAAGATGGTGAACCGACACTGGATGACAATGACAGGCGGTTTTACCTTCTTCCAGAAGATACACAGCAGGGGAGCGTTGTTGAGACCGTTGCACCGGAACTTCGGACGGCTGCGCTGAATGTCGGCCTGCAAGACCAACTTAATATGCTTTCCAGCAAATGCGGGTTCGGTGAAACCTATTATCGATTCGATGGCGGCAACATGGCAACGGCCACGCAGGTAATCAGCGAGAATAGTACCATGTTCCGCACGATCAAAAAGCATGAAGTCATTTTGGAAAGTGCTCTGGTTGAGCTTTGCAGGGTCCTTCTGCGGCTTGGTAATAAGGCGCTGGGCGCAGGGCTTGATGAAAATGTTGAAATCAGCATTGATTTTGATGATTCCATCATTGAGGACAAGCAGAGCGAATTTGCCCGCGACCTGCAAATGCTCAACGCGGGAATTATGAACGCCTGGGAATTCCGGGCAAAATACATGAACGAGGACGAAGCCACCGCAAAGGCGGCGCTGCCAAAGGCACAGGACATGGTGACCGAGGAAGAAACGGAGGTCGAGTAATGGGATTTGGGGAAAATACTGGGACTTTTGGGGTTGTGAAAAATGAGCCGGTATCCATTTACCCCGGAACTACTTGATGCGCTCCCAGAGGATCTGGCAGAACTGTTCCGGGCACTTGAACTCGTATTGCTGGATGAAATCTGCTCCCGGCTGAAAGCTGCGGATGAACTGAACGAGGTAACGGTGCAGAACATCCGGGCGTTGCGGTCCCACGGCATCGACCTAAAGGAAATCAAGAAAGCAATCCGCGAGACTTCCGGCATCAGCAAAACTAAGCTGGACAAGCTGCTGGGCGATGTGGTCGCAAGGAACCAACAGTATTACACCGATATGATTGACCTTGCGCATATCACCCAGCCTGAGACACTGGTTGACGCTGCGGAAGTGGCGGCGATTAGGACGCAGACACTTGATACATTCCACAATCTGACCGCATCCATGGGCTTCCTGGTGGACGCTGGGCGTACAATGCTCCCACCTGCCAAAGCGTACCAATGGGCGCTTGACAGCGCAGTGTTGCAGGTGCAAAGCGGTGCAATTAACTACAATCAGGCAATTAAAACGGCGGTAAAGGAACTTGCGGATAGCGGTCTGAAAGTGGTTGACTACGAAAGCGACCATCGGGATCATATCGATGTTGCTGTGCGAAGAGCAGTAATGACTGGCGTATCTCAAATCTGCGCCAAGTATACGGAGCAATCCGCAGAATATCTGGATACACCATATTTTGAAGTTTCGGCCCATGTTGGCGCACGAGATAAGCCGGGGCCTTCACCGTGGTCATCACATAAGGATTGGCAAGGACGTGTTTACAGCGTCCGTGCCGGAGACATTTATCCGAGCATTTATGACGTTTGCGGCCTGGGCGCTGTTGACGGTCTGGAAGGGGCCAACTGCCGCCACAGGCGGTTCCCATGGGTTGAGGGCGTGTCCGAGCGCACTTACACGGATGAACAGTTGGAACACATCGATGACGGCCATGGATGCACATTTGATGGCAAGGATTACACGGCATACGAGGCAACCCAGATGCAACGCCGCATTGAGCGGACCGTTAGAAAGCTAAAGCGCGAAAAAGCCGCCTACAAGGCCGCAGGATTGCATGAAGATGAGACTGCGGTAAACATACGGCTACGGCGGTTAAACGCTAAATACAAGGCGTTCAGCGCGAAAGCTGGCCTGCCGGAGCAACCGGAGCGGATGCGCGTCTATTTCACGGATGACGCAACGTTAAAAATGGCAAATGCCGTGAAAACGCATCGGGCGGAAGTGGCAGCGGCTAACGCTAAAGACGATAGCGACACTCTTAAGTTTTTCGGCGCAGACGCAAGAGATAACTTGAATTCTATTGTGAAAAGACGTACAATAAAGCTGGAAAATGGCTTTGCTTGCTTCCCGGACGGTGACCCGCTGAATGAAAACGTTAAAAGGGTAAAACCTCTTAAAACGTATTTTGACGTCGCTATGCACGGAAGCCAGACGGCAGTCGGATTTGGCACAAAAGAACTCAATATGTCACCGCGCTTACTTGCCGCAGTCATTCGGCATAGTAAGGGGTGGAACGGCCAGAAAGTTCGTTTGCTATCTTGCAGCACAGGCGCACGCATGGAAAACGATTATTGCTTTGCAGAAGAGCTGGCAAATGCACTTGGCGTTGAAGTAAAAGCCCCAGACGATGTGCTTTTTATTTCCGGTGCTGGCGTACTGAAAGTAGGAACGCATGGGGAAGGAAATATTTTGACGTTTACCCCAAATCAAAGAGGAAGGAGAAAGTGACATGGATTTCGGTTTTTTTAAAGGATTGCCATACAAGAATTCTATTGAGAATTTTGAAGACTATAAGAAATACAAAAATAGTATCCCCAAAGAAGCGATTTTAAGCCACATTTCCTCCCTCGATGCCGGGCTGACATCGCTGCCCAGTTCTGATATGTTTACTGGCGAAGAACTTCACGCAGGTATGTTTTGGGACGGTAAATTCACCTTTCCGTATGAGTTCCTGCATTACTACAAGAATTATGACATTGGCGTCCCCTATGAGTATGAAGCATATTTGAAAGAAATCGGGGTAGGCTAATGGATGATAAACTGATGCAGGCCATCGAGGCTATTATCCGGCGCGGCAATGACGCAGAGATCCGGCGCAAGGGTGACGGGTACATCGTGTTAGAGGTCAAGAAAACAATCAAATATTCAACTCCCGCGTAATTGGGTGCGGGAAAGGGCAATAGGAGCCAACTACTGAGAATTTCTCGGTGGTTGGCTCTTTTGTTGTAATACGCAGTGGGGAATGACGCTGTGGAATAAAGGAGAATAAAAAAATGGCAGACGAAATTAAGACTTTTGATGAAATACTGGCTGACCCCACCTACAAGGCGGAGTTTGACAGGCGAATCACAAAGGCACTTTCGACTGTTCAGAGCAAGCTGGACGCGGAAGTGGAAAAAAACAAGCAGTTTTTAGCAAACGGCAACGCGGAAACGGACGCACTCAAAAAGGAGATCGAGGGCTACAAGTCCAAGATTGCCGATTATGACTACGCAGACGTTATCCGTAAAACGCTTTCTGAGAAAGGCGTGAAGTTTAGCTCTAAAGCTGCCGAGAAGGCGTATTTGGCAGACCTGAAAGCAAAGCACCTTGAAATCAAAGACGGCGCGCTTGATGGGTTTGACAAATGGCACGAGGAACAAGTCAGCGCTGATCCGTCCGCGTTTCAGGATGGCGTAAAAATTGACTGGTCCGCTGCTGTTGGCGGCGGTGAAAAGAAAACAGACACCAATGCCGCGATGAACAATCTGATTCGCGGCGCACTCAAGTAACAAAAAGGAGAATATAACATGGCAAGTATTGATCGTTCCGCACTTTCTGGCCTGATCCCGGAACCCGTAACCCGCGAGATCATGCAGGGCGCTATCGCTGAATCTGCCGTTCTGCGCATGGGCCGCAGACTGGCAAATATGTCCAGCAAGACGCAGACCATCAACGTGCTTGACGCACTTCCCTCCGCGTATTTCGTCAACGGCGAAGCTTCTGACAGTGGCGCCGGTGAGGCATTCAAGCAGACCACCAAGATGGCGTGGGACAAGAAGAAGCTGTACGCCGAGGAGATCGCTGTTATCGTCCCCATCCCCGAGGCTGCTCTCGATGACGCCGACTATGACATCTGGGGCGAGGTTAAGCCCCGCCTGACCGAAGCTTTCGGCAAGGTCATTGACGGCGCTATGCTGTTTGGCACGAACAAGCCCAGCACCTGGCGTGATGGCGTTGTGCCCTCTGCTATTGCTGCGGGCAATGGTGTTCCTGTCAGCTCTGACATTTACTCCGACATCATGGGAGAAGGCGGCTTGATTTCCAAGGTTGAACTGGACGGCTTCAACCCCAACGGCGTAATGTCTGCAATCCAGATGCGCGGCAAGCTGCGTGGCCTGAAAGACACCACTGGCCAGCCCATCTTCAAGACCGATATGCAGGGTGCTACCAGATACGGCCTTGATGGCATGGATATGTACTTCCCCATGAACGGTGCGTTCGACCCTGCGCAGGCGCAGATGATCGTTGGCGATTGGAGTCAGCTCGTCTATGCTATTCGCCAGGATATGACCTTCAAGGTCTTTACCGAGGGCGTGATTCAGGACCCCGCCACGAAGGACATCGTCTACAACCTCATGCAGAACGATATGGTTGCACTGCGCGCTGTCATGCGTCTTGGCTGGGAGATTGCAAACCCCATCAACGCTTACAACGCAGAAAAGGTGAACCCGTTCCCCTTCTCCGTTTACGGCAAGGGCGGTGCTATTTCCACCGTTGCTGTGTCCCCTGCTACCGCCACCGTAAAGAAGGGCGAAAGCAAGCTGTTTACCGCCAAGGTTGACGGTGAGGGCATCATCAACGGCGAGGTTGAATGGTCTCAGGATGGAACCAAGAGCAAAATCAGTGATGAGGGCGTCCTGACTGTCTCCGCTACCGAAACCAAGGGCAGTATTACCGTTACCGCCAAGTCCAAGCAGGACGGCACAAAGGCCGGCACTGCCACTGTTACTGTTTCTGGCTAATTTGAAAGGAGCTGACCCAATTGACATACGCTGATTACACATACTACTCCGGTGTCTATATGGGCACTGTAAGCAGTGGGGATTTTCCGCGTCTGGCTGTCCGGGCCAGCTCCTTCCTCGATTATTTCACGCAGGACCGAGCCAAGGACAACGTGGATCTGGATGCGGTAAAGATGTGCTGCTGTGCGCTGGTTGACAAGTATGCGGTCATCGAAGCCGCGCAGGCGCTTGCAATGAAGAACCTTGCGACTGCTGCCGCTAATGACGCAGAAGTCAAAAGCGAGACGGTAGGCGGTTATTCCCGCACACTGGCGACCGGCGGCGAATCTGCCGTTTCTGCGCTAAACGCTACGGATGGGGCAAGAAAACTGCTCGCAGAGACCTGCATGGAGTATCTCGCCCACACTGGCTTGCTGTACCGAGGGAGGGGGTGCGGATCATGTACGCTCCCCACACTGTAACGATCTACAATCCGGTCAAAGAAACCGACAAGGAGACGTTTCAGGAAACGCAAAAGCTGTATGTGACCGTACTTCGTGGCGTGATGCTGCAAGCGTCTAAGGCGGTTAACGTGCGCGAGAGCGGTCTTGCCGGGGCTGATGCAGTTGACCTCTACATCCCGTTTGGCGTGGAAGCTGTGGACGGTTTTACCGGCAAGGTGAAAGCCTATGTCGGTCCGCAGCGGTTTTACGCCGCAGAGGACAAAACCGACCTGTGGACGCTTTCTGTCAAAGGCAATGGTGGGACAACGTTTTTCATCAAAGGCGAGTTTGTGACGGACAATGAAACTGTGGCGCTGGCTCAGGACAACTGCTACACCGTGACCAAGGTTGACGAGAAGGATTTCGGCAGCGTTGATATGCAGCACTGGCAGGTCGGAGGCGTGTGATATGGCGTTGAAATTTTCCGTTCAGACGGACGGCATGGACGCTGTAAAAGAGGCCGTTTCCAAGGGCTGTGATCGCGCAGAACACGTTCTGGCGGTGCAGGTCGCAAAAGATACCGCTCCGTTCGTACCTATGCTCACAGGCTCTCTAAGGACGCGTACACGGGTAACGGGAAACACGGTTGTTTATCCAGGGCCGTATGCCAGATATCTGTACTACGGCAAACTGTACGTTGATCCGCTGACCGGAAGCTCTTATGCGCGGAAGGGCGTTACGAAGGTTCCGGCAGTGCCGGAGAAGGATTTGATTTTCCACAGAACCGGGACCTGCTCCCATTGGTTCGAAGCATCCAAGGCACAGAACATGGAGAAGTGGGTTCGTGTAGCAGAAAAGGCGGTGAAGCGTGATCTCTAAAGAAAAACCTGTAATGCTGGCATCCAGCAGCGAAAAGGCAGACCTTGACCGCCTGATGCTGATTTGGGCAAACCGTTTCCCCGGTATTCCGGAGAATGTGGATCTGATCAAGTACGAGTATTTCGCGGCAAAAACGGTAGGCATGGCGCTTTCCTCCGTTCAGGGGGCCGTTATCACCAAGAAGTATATCTGCGGCGGATATCAGGCGGAGTATTCGTTCGAAATCCATTACCAGATCGCACCACCCGGCAAGAGCGACGATACACGCTTGAAGGCGGTTGAAGTGCTGAACAAATTTGCGGACTGGGCGCAGATGCAGCGACCGGACATTGGAGAGGGCAGGCGCGCCCTCCGCGTTGAGACTTCTGCGTTTGCATCGTATCTCGGCGCGACAAGCGACCAATACGAGGACTACATGGTCCCGCTAAAACTGATTTACGAGGTGAATGTATAATGGCAGATTTAACTTTTGCGACGCCCGAAGGTCAGACCATTGACCGTGAGCTTTTGATCGCGTATCTGAATACCGGCTCTAAGGAAGCTCCCACTTGGAGCGCCATCGGTAAGCGCGTGGAGGATTCCAGCGAAGAGATGGACTGGGGTCAGGAGAGCAAACAGGACATCCTGGGCAACACCTTCACCACTATGAAGAAGCCCGTTATTTCCCAGACCTTTGACCCCATCCCTCTGGATGCCGGTGACGCTGCTGCGGTGAAGATGTGGAACCTTGCCGTCAAGGATCATGACGCGCAGGCTCTTGCCAATCAGGATATGATGATTGGACACTTCTACGCTACGTCCGGCGAGGCGAAGTTTGCCGAGCGGTATGATTCCTGCGCTATTGCCGTGACCGGCATCGGCGGCGACGGCGGCGGTACGCTCAACATCACGAGTGAGATCACCTATGGCGGAAACCGCACACTTGGCACGATCAAGAAGGACACCAGTGGCGTGACCTTTACGGCAGGGGCTTAAAAACAAAGGGGCGGGCGCAAACCCGCCCCAATTTCGGAGGCTATTATGAAAGACCTGATTTTCGATACCGGTTTAGTTACCTACAACATCAACGGCAAATGCGAATTCTCTTTTAACCCCACCGACAGCGCCTTTGTGGAAAAGCTGTTTAATGCCTTTGATATCCTCGACAAGAGGCAGGATGCATACAAGGCAGAGGTGGAAAAGACCGCCAACAAGCGGGAAGTTTTTGAAACCGCCCGGAAGATGGACGAGGAAATGCGCGAGATCATCAACGATGTGTTCGGCTTTGACATTTGCTCTGCCCTGTTTGGCGAGATGAACGTATATGCGCTGGCGGACGGCCTGCCTGTGTGGGCGAACCTGATGCTTGCCATCATGGATGAGGTTGACACCACCTTTGCCCGTGAGCAGAAAGCCACCAACCCCCGCGTGAGCAAGTATACGAAGAAGTACCACAAATGAGGTACGATCTGCCGACTGCCGTAGAGGTAAACGGCACTGAGTACCAGATACGCTCTGACTATCGCGATATCCTGACGATCATTGAGGCACTGTCTGACGCTGAGTTGTCGGAGGAAGAAAAGGCCGAGGCCATGCTTGACATTTTCTATCCAGACTTTGCGGAAATGCCGCAAAGCGACTACGAGGAAGCGATCAAGCAATGCGCAAAATTTATCAACTGCGGCGAAGAGCAGCGTGAGGAAAAGCGTGGGCCGAAGTTGATGGATTGGCAGCAGGACTTTCCCCTGATCGTTGCCCCAGTCAACCGCGTTCTGGGACAAGAAGTCAGATCCGTTGAGTATCTGCACTGGTGGACGTGGGTATCCGCGTATCAGGAAATTGGGGATTGCACCTTTGCCCAGGTTGTGGGTATTCGCAATAAAAAGGCAAAGGGGAAGAAACTGGATAAAAGCGAACAGGAGTTTTACAAGCAGAACCGGCACTTGGTTGACTTCAAGCGGCAGTATACGGAACAGGACGAGGACGTTATCAGCAAATGGATATGAGAACCGCCCTCCGGAGAGGGCGGCAGGTGCATTAAATGTTTTTCATAGCTTTTGCGATTTCTTTCGCCTGTTGACGCATGGCATCGGATTTGTTTTGCTCCATAGCCGAAATTACGGAGTCTCTGAAAACGCCAGGTGACTTTGTACTTGTAAACAAAAACCGATCAGATGAAGTGTCAATTTGCAATGCTCCATATTTATACTCTCGCCATGACGATTTTACAGACACACCGTTTATCTTGTTAATTGGCACATCTACTGAAATCTTTTTCGGTACTGAAACGCGAACAATGAGGCGTTTGTTTGTCAAAACAACATGGTTCATGGTCAGCCTGAAAATTTCGTATAAGACCGGGAATGCAAAGACCCAAGGGACAAAAAACCATACGTCCTCCATTTGCATTAAAGAAGCCTTGCACACGGCGAATACAAATAAAATGCACCACGATATAAGTGGGATACATGAAAATTTGAGCGTGTCGAGAACTTCTTCGCCCGGCAAAAGAACTGCTGTTTGCTTTTTTCGCATGGGAGGTTCCATTTTCTTTGTTGGCGTCGAAAAATCCCAATCACATCTTTCAATTTTTCGCTTGTAGTATGAAATTTCTTTTCTTGAGTAGTCATAGCCTGGTAAATCGTTGATGTATTTTGCAACGAGTTTAATATCTGCGCTTGAGTAATTTGTGCATTTTTTTAAGTATGCGGAGATTTCAAAAGCTGAAAGATACACGGTTGCTACAATGTTGACGTCAATTTTATTCTCGTTTTTATCAAATAAATTACTACACATTTGTGTGACATGATCTTCCATTGATACCAACTCCTTTTATTAAGCATAACATAAAATGCAAAAAAAGCAAGGGAAAGAAGGCGATTGCATGGCAGATGGCTCCATCATCATAAAGACGGACATTGATGATAAGAAGGCGCAAACGGAATTAAACAGGCTAACAAAAAAAATCGATGCGCTCAATGAAAAGATCAGCGATAAAAAGCAGCAAGCAATTCCACTCGTGGAGCAATCAAAGCAGATTGCCGCAAATCTCGATGAGGCTAAATTTAAGCTGTCGCAAATGAAAAGCGGAAACGAATTTTTTACATCAAGTGCGATTAAAGACCAGGAACAAACCGTGGCAACGATGCAAAAAGAATGGGATGGTGTGCAAAAAAGGGTTGAGGCTGTAGATGCGTCCATTGCCAAAGATACCAGAAGCCTTGGACGAATGAGCAACCGGGCGGGAGAACTTTCTGCGCAGATTGCTGGCGCAAGTAAGAGTTCTACTGCGCTGGCCGCTGCAAGTAAAAAAGCAGACAAATATATGGATCGGTTTTCTCGCAGAGTAAAAGGGCTTGTCCGTCGCGTGTTCGTGTTTGGCTTAATTGTGCAAGGACTCCGCTCCGTGCGCGAGTGGCTCGGGAAGGCGGTTAAAACCAACGATCAGGCTACAAAAGCGCTATCGCGATTAAAAGGTGCTTTGCTAACACTCGCACAGCCGTTTGTGAATGTTTTGCTTCCGGCGTTTACATCATTCGTGAATTTGCTAACCCAATTTGTGACTGCTATGGCAAAAATTACAGCGGTTTTGTTTGGGTCGACGATTGACCAAACAAAAAAAGAAGCAGAGAACCTTTACAAAGAATCGGACGCTTTAGACGAAACGGGCAAATCTGCAAAAAAGGCTGGCAAAGCGCTTGCCTCATTTGATGAGATTAATAAATTAGGCGGAGACAATAAGGAAAAAACAGAACCGGACTTTAATTTTTCTGAAAATGAAAATTGGCTCGATAAAATGCTTGGAAGCGCAGCGGAAAAAGTTGCAAGCGCTTTGATCTTAGCGGGCATTGCCTTTATTGCCATCGGCGCATCGGTTGGGAGCATTAAGATGGTTATAACTGGATTGCTTCTCATTGGCGCTGGGCTTTTTGTCGCAGAGGAAACCGGAGTTTTGCAATCCTGGGTGGATACACTTGGACTCAATAATGTTGCAGAATTTATTGTGACGGCTGTAATCCTTGCTGGCATTGCAATGGTCGCAATCGGAGCGGCAACGGGAAACATCCTCCTTGTGATTGCTGGACTTTTGCTGATTGGCCTTGCCGTTCTTTATGCAAAAAACAGCGGCATGATGGATGATTGGGCAGAAACGCTTGGGCTTAATCGTGCTGCATCTTTTATTACGGCAGCATTGTTGATCGCTGGTTTTGCGTTAATCGCCATTGGTGCGGCTACCGGAAATATTTTGATGGTGGTTGCCGGAATTGCTTTGATAGCTATTGGCATTTATGTCGGTGTAAAAAGCGGAACGTTTACGGACTGGGCAAGTGCGCTCAAATTAGATTCGGCTTTTGGATATGTGACAGCAGCTATGCAAATCGCCGGAATTGCTATGATCGCCATCGGCGCGGCAATGGGAAACATCGCGATCGTACTTGCGGGTTCGGCGCTATTAGGGTTTGGCATTGCGGCAGAAGTCATTGGGCAAGAAAGGCTTGAGGCATGGTGGGAGAAGTTAAAGCTGACCTCCGTTGCACAGTGGATATCTGTTGCGCTTCTTCTTGGCGGTATTGCATTGGTCGCATTTGCGGCGGCTACGGCGAATCCGATTCTTTTGGCAGTTGGACTTGGCATTCTTGGCATGGGAATAACTGCAGCAATAAATGAGGGCCACCTCAAGAACTGGGTTGAAACACTCGGTTTGAATAAGGTTGTTGGCTGGGTATCTGTTGCCCTTATGCTTGCAGGAATTGCCCTTATTGCATTTGGCGCAATGACCACGAATATCTTTATGCTTTTGGCTGGTGCGGCTTTGCTTGTGAGCGGTTTTGCGATAGGCACAACCACAAACAAATTTCAGAGCTGGGTTGAAACCTTGCATCTGAATGAAGTTTCCGGATGGGTGTCTACGGCAATGCTTTTGCTGGGGATCGCTCTTGTGGCTATTGGCGCTATGACGCTGAATGTCCCAATGCTTTTAGCTGGTGCGGCGCTGCTTGGCGTTGGTATAGCTGCAAAAGCAGGCGGGTTTAATTCTACAAAATCTGTTTCCGGTGGAAACCCGGCGGCACGGTCTGCTATGCCTGCAATTAGCCCTGCATCCGTTCCGCGTTTGGCGACCGGCGCAGTTATTCCCCCGAACCGTGAGTTTTTAGCAGTACTGGGTGACCAGAAGCAGGGGAACAACATTGAAGCCCCTGAATCTGCCATCGAGGCAGCGGTGGCCCGTGGCATGGCTCAGTATGGCGGCGGCAATCAGACGGCCATTCTCAAGATTGGCGAACAAGAATTGGGCCGCATCATTTTCAAGCTGAACAAGGACCAGACGCAGCGCGTTGGTATTAAAGTGACCTAAAGGCGGTGGGTATGAATTACATCAAAATTAACGGAACTTCATTTGATGTGAATGTCGCGATCTCTAAGTACAACGAAAATTTCAGCGTTCTCGATGGGGAGAACGCTGGGAGATCGAAAGACACAGGCCGGATGATCCGGGATGTTCTGGGAACGTACATTGGGCATAAGGTGACTGTTTTCCGCAGGGGGGACGATTACAGAAGCTATGATGCGTTCTGGAACTATCTCAAAGCCCATTCCATTGACGATTCCGTTTTGCTTGAAGCTGCGGACGGCAACACAACTATTTCCTATCGCGCATACTACACCAGCGCATCGCACGATATTGAAAAAGTTGAAAACGGGATCAATTATTGGGGAGAAATTGAAATCCATTTCATCCCAATCGCACCGCAAATCACGCGGTAAGGAGGGCGTATGGATTATATCATGATCGGCCCCTACCAGTTCGACCGGGATGCCTCTAAGGATGATATGCGCTTAGACTACTGCTCATCTTTTCAAGAAGTTGCATTGGATGAAAGCAGCCTTTCGTTTGATACGGTCAGCGTAGAAGTTTGCACCACAACAATAGGCGCACAGCTTTCTGCACTCCCCAATAACACCCCTATCATTGTATGCAGAGGCGGCGAAATCAAAGCAAGATTTGTAAGCAGCGGCGTTTCCCGTATCGGGCCTGTCACCTATCAGTTTACAGGACGCTCCCCTATGGGCGCGCTTACCGGCATGGTGCATACCGGCGGCATTTACACAGGTCAGACCGTGGAAGAGGTTGTAAAAGAAATCTGCGGCAACATCCCTTCGCTGATAAAAAGTGTATATGCCGGGGTCAAACTTTACGGTTGGCTTCCTTATGCGGATGGGAAAGAACGCTCTGCACGAGACAACCTCTCACAAGTGCTTTTCGCCATTGGGGCCTATCTCCGCACAGACCTGAACGGTGTTTTGAGAATTGAACCCTTGTGGGACGGTACGGCATCGTTGATTGATGTCGACCGATCTTACACCGGGGGGACCGTGAAATACGATTCACCCATCTCTGCCGTGACGGTAACGGAGCATCAATACGTTGCGGGAACGGAGGTAAAGAAGCTATTCTCCGGCACGGCGCAGAATGGCGATATCATCACATTCTCCGAGCCGATGCACTCCCTCTCTGCGACTGGCTTCACAATCTTGGAAAGCGGCGCGAACTACGCCAAGATCTCCGCTGGCGCTGGCGCACTGACTGGCAAGGCGTATATCCACAACACCCGCTTAATCACTCAGCCTGTGACGGCTGGCGCTGTGGAAAACGTCAAATCAGTTACAGACGCCACACTGGTATCTCTGGTGAATTCCTACGCCGTGGCGAAGCGTCTTGCGGACTATTACCGATGCCGCGAGACTATCACCAATGACATTGTAAGCGGGCACGAGAAACCGGGCCATGTTGTAAGCGTATATCATCCGTATGACAAGAAAATGGTTTCTGCGTGTATCCAGTCTCTGGACACCACCATGAGCGCAACGCTCAAGAGCAGCATGGAAGCACTGGTGGGCTTCACCCCGGCACAGCCGGAATTTGCGGAGTATTTTGACGAGCGGGTAGTCCTCACCGGCTCCGGCGAGTGGCAAGTGCCGGAGAATGTGACCGCAATCACGGCAGTTTTGATCGGCGGTGCGCAGGGTGGCCACTGCGGACACGGCGGCCATCCGGCGGAGGCCAAAACGGAAAACTACACGGAAACGATCCTTGGATCGCTGCTCCAGCACAACACGGACAAGTGGGCGCTGGGCGGCAAGGGCGGCAAAGGCGGCGATCCCGGCTCCGGCGGCAAAATTTTGCAAGCAACGTTTGACGTGACTCCCGCGCAGAAGTTTTCCTTCGCCTGCGGCGTTGGAGGCTTGGGCGCGGCGTTTGACGCGAACAATTGGGCCAACACGCCCGACACGCCGGGAGCAGAAGGGACAAAAACCACCTTCGGCGGTCTCGACAGCTCCACCGGGTCAACATCCGATATCGGCTACACAGATCCGGTGACCGGCGAGGTGTTCGCCGCGAAAGGCGAGCAGGGCATTGCCGGTGGTGACGGCGCGGGCATGAACCCGGATCACGGGGACAATGACCGGTATATCCCGCTGAAATCCACATCCGTTGTGGATGAGGACGGCCATGTGTGGGAGGGTGGTGCTACAAAGGTTAACGATAACGGCATTGTGCTCCCCAGCGCTGGCGATGAGCAAAGCTTCACTGGCGGCTTGGAAGATGGCTATTGCGGCGGCGATGTAACGTACAACTGCGGCAGCGGTGCTGCTGCCGGTGCGAACGGAACGCCCGGAAATACTGCTGGCACGTTCAGACTTGTAAGTGTCCCCCGTAGTGGAATGCCAAAAACGTCTATCACCGTAACGGCCAGCGGCAGCGCCTCCGTGCCCGGAGCCAACGCGACGCTGATCCCGAGAAAGCCCGCTGCATACGGCAAGGGTGGCAGAGGCGGCTACGGTGGCGGCGGCGACGGCGCTACGGGCCTGAGCCGCACCTATTACGGCGGCAGCAAGAGCGGCACACTCAACAACTACCCGGGCAGCGTCCGCACCACCGGCAGCAACGGCGCACAGGGCGGCCCCGGCGGCGATGGCTGCGTTATTCTCTATTATCGCAAGCCGAAGCCGGTGCAGTCCGGCGCACTGAAAACAAGCGATGGCCGCGACCTGCTGGACGCCCTCGACCGCAGAATGATCGTATAAGGAGGTGCGCTATGCCGAACGATTATTACACCATGATTTTCACAGGCGAAAAAACAGACGAGCTGCTGAAGCGCGTGGACGATGGGGAAATCATCATCCCATCCTCCACGGCGGGAAGCACGAAGAAATTCAAGCTGACGGTAGACGATTCCGGTGCCGTCAGCGCCACGGAGGTGACGTCCTGATGGTACAGGGTGATGCGTACAGCATCGATATCACGATCAAGAATCTGGGCGAGGCGATCCCGATTGACACCGTGGAGAAGGTAGAGATCACTCTGTTAAACCTGACGCGGTCCTATCCGGAAGAGGTCACCTATTCGGATGGGAAATTCCACTTCCCGGTCACCCAGACGGAGACCTTCAAACTTCCACCGGTGTGCCCCATGCAGGTCCGGGTGAAGTTCACCGGCGGGGACGTGGTCGGCTCCATGATCCAGATGGTGGAAGTGGCCGGGGCGATCAGTAAGGCGGTGCTGTGATGCTTACCTTTGAGTTGCAGCCGCGCGAGGCCCTTGAGATCTCCTTTGCCGTGTCCATCGTCACGGGACAGGGAGACTCCTACACCGGGGCGTATCAGGTGACGCCCAAGATCTACGGCCCGGTGGTGCTGGAAACAAAGGACAAGTCCATGGCGGACGATGTGACGGTCTTAAAAATCCCCCAATTTGAGGTGTCCAACGAGGCCGGGGGAAATACATTGATTATGGGAGATGAGTATTATGGCGGATAAGTACATCAACAAGGTCATCATCGGCAATGACGTCAAACTGGACCTCACCGCTGACGATATCACTGCCGACAAGCTGGCGAAGGGCATCAAGGCCCATGACAAGAGCGGTGCTCCCATTGTGGGCACCAGCACCTTCGATTCCGACACTTCTGGGGATACCGCCGTTGCGGCGGAAATTCTTCTGGGAAAAACGGCCCACGCAAAAGGCGCGAAGCTGGTCGGTACCATGCCGAATCAGGGCGGCAAGACCCTTGACATCACGGACAAGGCGGCCCCCGTTTCCATCCCCATGGGCTTCCATGACGGCTCCGGCAAGGCGCAGATCGCGGAGGCGGAGGCGGCAAAGCTGATCCCCGCCAACATCCGGGAGGGCATCACGGTCTTGGGCGTGGTCGGTACCATGAGCGGCAGCGAGGGCATGAAGGCGCAGGCCAAGAGCGCCACGCCCACCTTCGCCCAGCAGGAGATTTTACCGGATGAGGGCTACAACTGCCTGTCCTCCGTCACCGTGGCGGCGATCCCTGTCAGCTACACCGACAACGAGCAGGGAGGCCAGACTCTGAAAGTGGGTGCGTAAGGATGGCGGTCAACAAGGTTAAAATCAACGGCGAGGTCAAGCTGGACTTGACCCAGGACACCGTGACCCCGGAGAATCTGCTCTCCGGGGCCACCGCCCACAATGCGGCGGGGGAGCGGATCAGCGGCGCGGTGGCACCTGTCCGATACGATGTTGCTCAGGACCTGACTTCCGATCAAAAAAATCAGGCCCGGGACAACATCGGCGCGGCGTCTCTTGGAGCGGACGGCAAGGTGCCTGTAAGCCAGCTGCCGGAAATCAGTTCCGTGAAAACCTACACCGCCACCATCGGGACTACGTGGGTGGAGAATGAAAACACCGGCGTCAAAACGCAGAGCGTTGCCATTGCCGGGGTCAAGGCCGCCAACACCGCCACGGTAGACCACGTTTACACGGGGGCCGGGACCTCCGACGATTACGCGGCGTTTGTGGAGGCGGAGAACCAGTATCTCAACTGCATCACCAACGGATACGCCGAGACCTACAACGGCGGCATCAAGTTTACGATCTTTGGGGATGCCAACACGGTGTCTATCCCCATTGTTGCGGAGGTGAGCTGATGGGCCATGTAACGGTGGTTGGCGGGTGCAGAGCGAAAGCACCGTCAACCGGCATCCTTGCAAGTTCCCTTGCCGTTGGGTCTACCGTGAAGCTCATGGAGGGCGGCACGGCAGTTGAATATCTGGTGGTGAATCAGGGGATTCCCGGCAACAGCAATCTGTATGACGCAAGCTGTGACGGAACGTGGCTGCTGAGGAAGGATATTCACAGCAACCGACAATGGCATACTTCCAACGTAAACAAGTACGAAACCAGCGCTATTAACACTTGGCTGAATGGGGACTTTTTCA